CGTCCTCTTCGCCGTCCTCATCGTCCTCGTCACCCCCACGGCGATACACCCCGCCGGTCTTACCCCTGAAATACGGAAAAGGGTATGCGGGTATGGTATAGGTGGCTGGCTGAACTGTGGCTGACGCGGCGCTGCCCGCTACGTTGGGGGTGCCTGTGATGACGTTGTCCTCGGGGGCCGCTGCGAGCACCTCTTGGCCCAGCACTATGGGGGACGTGATCTTGCCACTGTGCGGGCAGTTAGCGCACCCGGTGGGGTTGATCTTGGCAAAGGATTCGCAGGTATACGGGCCCTTGATTCGGCGCGCTTTGGCCTCAGTCTCTGAAGCCGAATACTCTGGGTGCTTGTGGGATACCTCGTGGATCGCGGCAGAGGAGTCGTTGCAGTGCACGGCGATCGACAGGGCTGCCCTCCAGAGGGGCTCCTCAATAGTCTCCTGTTCCTTGATTGCCTTATCCAGTTGAGCGCAGCCGGAACCGTTGGATATCTTAGTTACTATATTAGAGAATAGACACTGCTTGTTCCCGATGAGCATCCGGGTTAACTCGCTGAGCTCGGCGGGAGGGCGGCTCGGCTGTGCTTCTAGGGACACCCCCAGCTTGTCGCGGAACGCCTCGAAATCCACGGGTTTCTGGGTCGTGATGATCTGCACGGGGAGCGGCGGGCTGGTCTTGAAGTTGCTGGTGCCCGGCAGTCGTAGGATCGATGCAGCGTCGGCGGTGCGGCTGGGGTCGGCATGGAGTCCCCGCTCGTGGCAAAGCTGCTTGAGGCGCTCGGCTACCGGCTTCCACTCCAACCGGGTAAGGTCTTTGGTGAGGCACCAGTAAACGTGGACACCCCTACCGGAGCTAACCAGTGTCGGCTTTGGCAGGCTGAGGTCGGTGCAAAACTTGCGCAGTGCAACAGCAGCATCAGTCTGTTCGGGATACGGCTTACCGGGGCCGCAGTCCAAATCCAACCAAAAAGCACGGATGGCTTTTACGTTATCGGTTGTGCGGTTTTCGCTTGTCTCATACTTGGCACATGCAAAGTATGCGTCGTAATCTTTCTTCAGCAGCTCGGCTGCTTCCTTCTCTACTTCTTCGATAGTCTGTACAAACAGTTGCTTTGGTGCGCTGGACTTCTTCAACCCGACAATACAGTAGAGTCCATCAGTGGACAGTACCGAATCTAATAGCTGTTTGATCGCCATGTTTGCCCCAAGCCGCGAAAAAGAAAGCGTCAGGGGGGCGCGGCGAAACCCCCTCTTCGTCCCGTCGGACTAGACGCCCTACTGCTCAGTTATTGTTTAGCCTTCCCGGTTATCTTGAGAATCTTTTCGGTGTGTCGTTTACGAGGTTTCCACTCGCCGACGAACCATTTGTAGATGGTCATCCGACTTACACCGAAATATTCCGCCACATCTGATACGGGAATATCCTTGCGAATACAGAACTTCCCAAGCACAACACCTAGGCTGCTCTTACTATCCGCAGAATTTACGGCTTCAACAATCCTCGTTGTATAACCACGGTTGTCCATGGTTATTCGTCATCAGTAGACCAGCTGCTAATGACATCAGCGAAGTCCTTCTTGGGAGCGGGCTCCACATTTTTCTTAGCAGTTCGCTTCTTCGGCTCTTCGATGTGCTCCTCGGGCTCAGCTGCTTTCGGGGCGGGTGCAGCCAATGCCGGGGCGGCAGCGTCTTTCTTTTTCTTAGCAACCGTGCGGGTCACTGCAGACTTGGCTGCGGGGCTTGCTCCCTGTGCGCGGGCGGTCTCGCTTTCTTCGGGGGTGAGGTAGCGAACGGGACGGAACACCAGCTTCGGGGTATCGCTGTCGCTGTCCAGACGCATCTCAGTAACGATGCCGTCGATGTCGCAACTCTGCGAGCTGACGTATTTAGCATATTGCTGGAACGGCATGTTATCGGCGTCGCCTCGGCCAAAGACCGATTTGCTCGGAAGAACAAGCTGATAAACATCGCCGCCGATATCGTCGGCCAAGGTTACCGCGAGATACTGATGATACTTACACGCACGGGATTCGTTCTGCCCAGAGCCCTTGATGTTCTGCGGGCACTTCTCACAGAGCGAAGCTTGCGGTGCTTCAATGCTGGCGTCCGGGTATTTACCATCGTTCGACCAGCAATCGGGCGCTGCGGACTCTCCGGCCACGTACTTGGACAGGTGGAAAGTACGGAAGATAGTCGGCGAACCACCAACAACCACCACGTTCATGGCACGGCTTTCGTTCTTGGCAACTTCTTCGCCGTCCACCATGAGGCGGAACACGCTACCGCGAATCGAGATTTTCTTGGAACCGATGTTACCAGCGAGAGCTTTGGTCAGCTCGCTGCGCCCGTTAGATTTGAGGTGGGCGGGAACCGCTTGTTCAAACAAAGTAAGTGCAGTCATTTTGGTCTCCTGTGAGTGACTGTTTATTTGCGTTTAACAGCAAAATCGTACTCGCTGTCTACGTTCAACCCCGGCGGATGAAACTCCGGGTTACTATCAAGAAACTCCTTCATGTTAGTCTGATGAATTCGTTTCTCCAACAACCCAATTACGTTGTGCTCCTGAATAAACTCGTAAAACTTTTCCCAGTCGTTCGTCCAATACCGCTGCTTGACGGTCCGGTATGCGGTGCCTGCGGGTGTTGCAAAGCTGGTAGCACCGGTTTCTTTTGCGACATCGAGAAGCTTAATGCGCAGCAGTTTCATTTGCTCTTCAAACTCCGCGTCCTTCTCTTTGTATGCACGATAGTTTGCTTCCTTTGCGTCTCGTATCTTGATGTACGTCGCTACAATCTTTTCAATCGGGACATCCATGTTAACCTCTCAGATATGACGAGGGCACACTTTAAAACAGAAACTATAGTGTGTCAAGAGATAACGGAATTTTTTATTCGGAGATTTCGCTGCGGTACAAGTCGATGATGCGGGAATGAACTTCTAACTTGTTCTGTAGCATCTTATACAACTTGGTCTCTACCGGGCTACCTTCGATGTGCACTACAGTAACAGGATTTTTCTGCCCCTGTCTATGCACCCTAGCATTTGCCTGTAGATATGACTCAATAGACGTTACTGGAGCGTACCAGATAACAATGTTCGCGGCGGTGAGGGTGACGCCGTGTGCGGCGGCTTGCGGCTGTATGAGGAGCACTTTTGGGTTGGGCGTCTCTTGGAACTGTTTAAATATGGACGTCCGCCTGCCGACACTGACTTCACCGTTAATTACGGCGCAGGTAATACCGTTCTTCGTAAGAAACCTGTCCAGTAGTTCGATCGTATGCGTGAACGGTACGAATATAAGCACTTTATGCGTGGCTTCTTCTATTGTCTCCAAGATGGCGGTAAGTCTGGAGGACACATCAAATTCTATTACGTTTCCAGAATCGGTATATACCGCACCGCACGAAATCTGTAGTAGCTTGGTCAGGTTAGCTGCTGCGTTTACCGCTGATACATCTTCTCCCGCAGCCTGAATCAGCATGTCTTTCTTGAGGGCTTTGTAATATTTGACCTGCTGAGGACTCATCGGAGCATAGCGTGACGTATGGGTTACTTCTGGTAAATCTAGGCACTGGTCTTTGGTATATCGAATAGCAGGCTGCAGTAAGCGATGCACGGTGCCTTCGGCGTTTGCTTTCGGAATCCACTTGAACCGCGTGAGCTGCTGCATAACCATATCGCGGAAAGCCCCAAACAGCATGGGGGTTCGGTGCGGAACACACATCTTTGCGAGACCGTAGGCGTCTACGGGAGACTGCGCTGCGGGTGTTCCTGTCATCATCCACATCCAAGTATCCCCGGTTATTGCATACCGAAGGGCCTTGAATCGCTTCGTCTTGGTGTTCTTGTACGCGTTTGCCTCATCCACAATAACCAGATCAAACCCGCCGTTTTTGATTTCGTCTTTGACGATGTCTATACCGTCGTAGTTAATGATGACGAATTCGGCATCGCCCTCAATAATGGCTCTACGCTTGGCGCGTTCCCCGTATGCCACATCGACCTTGCGGTGCATCGCGAAGTTGAAGAGGTCGGCCTGCCACGCCGATTGCATAATCGACAGCGGGCATATCACCAGCACACGAGAAATGACCCCCTGCTTCATGAGGTAGTCCGCAGCCCATATAGAGGCTGCTGTTTTCCCGGTGCCTTGTTCGTTAAAACAAAATGCCCGTTGGTTTAAACTCAGGAACGAAGCAGTATCCCGCTGGTGCGCCATCGGGCGGTGCATACCGGGCCAGTCGTAGTCCCTCTGAATGGGTGACGGTACGTTCTTGAACCCTATTTTACGTAGCGTTTGCGCTTCCTGAAGGCCCCAATATACGGCTACTTCGGATACTCCGTCTTGCTCCCCATCTTGCACCTTGCTTTTGCGGATAGTTTCTGTAATCCGTGCTGGCTCCCGCGTACGCACCAGCAGAATCTTATCTTGCACGATATCCATGTGTTTCTTTATTTGTTCTTTTTCATCGTATGGTCGGAGTTGCGGGGGTAAGATCGGTTGTCTGACGCCGAGACAGCCCGCAGGTTACTGCGCACGGTGCGGCCTCCTTTGCTGAGCGCCTTCTTGTGGTCTACATCCTTGCCGTCACCTTTGTGCACTGCACCAGCGCGCTCCATGATGCGCCGTGCTTTGTTCCGCTGGGCTCGTTTTTTCTTAACGGCTTCGGTGCCATCGTAGTTTTCATACTCTTTTTTGTAGGGTCTGGGTTTATTCACGTAAGGCATTTAAGTTCTCCCGTTGTGTTCACAACTAACCACCGCACAAAACCGGCGGCACGTAAAATTAGGCTTGGGGTTCCACACGCTCGTAGTCATAGCGTTCTCCAGCCGGTTGATCTCCGGTAGCCATTTGGCCCATGCAGTACTCTCCTGCTCTCTAGCGAAGTCGGCTTTGACCAGACTCTCTGCCACAAGAAACAGCAGCCCGGCCTTTACCGACTGCACGTGGGGGAAGTGCTTGAACACCAGCAAAGACAGCAATTCTAGCTGTTTTGTGTCGGCGTACATACTGCTCTTGCCGGTCTTGTAGTCCACAACGCGGGCTTTGTTTCCGTTGATTACCAGCAAATCAGCGATGCCACGGAACCACAC